ATCTTTTGTGTAACTATAATTCCGCTTCCTCGTTTCAACTTTATTCGGCTTAGCATCCCAAACTTTCGCAACCGTGTCTTTATTCGGTGCAAAAGAATCGGTTACTTCAACTTTAACGTCCACTACATTGCTATTGCATGGGTACACGTGAGGGTACAAGAAAAAACCTGCAACACCTCCACAGATTATTGAAAGTAGCCAAAAAAAGGCTATAATTGATAGTGCGGTTTGTTTAGTCATTGGGTTTAAAGTTTAAATTCTAGTTCTTTGCCAGTTAATGCGAAGTAGAGGTTTTGGAGTTGGTGTAGTGATTTAACAGACTTAATGTATCTGTCACCGTCATAAATATCAAAATCTTTAATTTCTACATCATCTGGCATGATATCCTCATTGGTAACCTTTATACTAAATATTGTAGTGCTTTTGTCATTTATTGAATACCATTTTGAATAAATGCTTTCATTTGACTCATCAACAGATTCTTCAAAACCTGCTTTCAATAACAATTTTTCGGTAAGTCCGATAGGCGTAAATTCAGATATAGGTCTTTCATTGCATAATGAATCTGAATCATCTATAAATCTTGTAACAATAGAATCTTTTTTAATCTCTAAAACGACTAAACGATATGCTACACTTCTCCTGTAGACTAAATTTCCTAAACGTAACTCGTTTGCTTGTATCATTGCTTTGTGTTTTGTTTCCACAAATTTAGCAAAGTTTCCGAAAAAACAAAAAAGGCTACCTAAGTTAGATAGCCTTTTCAAAATTATAATATTCTTTTGTTATTCGTTTTTGCCTACTATAAATAGTTCATCTTAAATTCTTTTTTTCATGGCTTTAGTTTTAGTTAGTAATGTATTAAATATTTCACGTTATAAGTGATTACAAACATAAAACACTATTTCGATAAAACAAAATTAAACAAAAGGTTTGTAAGTGGTTTTGCCATTAGCTTCTTTTACGGCTTTAATAACTTGACGTCTGTTCCCTTTCATGGATAAAGAAAAGTGAACCCATGCCGGCTCGTTTGCATCCCCGAACTCCCAAATAAGTTGGTCAAAGTCCAAATTATCTTTTATGTAGTGGAATATTTCGCTGTTTTTGATTCCGTACGGTACGCCAGTAACGTCAATTGCTTCTCCTCTGCAATGTTGCGAAGTTAGCGAACCGCCAACAGCTTTATTTACCTTTGAGCCTCTGTAAAACGAGTTAATTCGGATTGGTTTTCCAAAGTGTGCGCGTACTCGCTCAAATATATTTTCAGCAACGTACTTCATCGCCTCTAAATGTTCGGCTGTTGGTGTATTGTCTATCTTGTTATCAACGGCATTTTGGCTAAATGTAGCTTCTGAATAGGTTATGTGTTCTGAAATATTCATGTGGTAAATGGTTCTAGGTTATCAATAAACGTTTGTGGCTCTACGGCTGTTGCTTCGGTAACTGTTTCTGAATATTCTTTAATAGCCATCCAAGTTGACCGATACCAGTCTTTTATTGCGTTCGCTTCGGTGTAGTATTCGCTTGTTGGTTCTTGCGCCCAAAGGTTTAATTCGGCAAAACTTGTATAGTTATGTTCCGATAAAATCGAATTAAAAAGCTCGTCATGCAAACCACTTATTTCAGAAATATGTCTTTCTTTATTCCATGCGCTAAGTAAAGCATTGGCATCTGCAACACTTATTTGAGTAACTGTATCTCCGTCTATTAATCGTACCATTATATTTTTATTGCTGTTACTAAAATTTGATTGTGCTGAACAACCGCACCCACATTGCTAGGGTTAAATGATACGTACAAATAATGCTGTGTTGTAAAATCTTTACTAGTTATCAAAGAGAATGGTGTAGTCGAATTTGCGTCATCTCCGGTAAATGTAGATGGAGAAGAGCCATAAATATATCCACTTGCCCCACCCACAAATTTAAAATTTCTTGTTATTTGGAATTGATTAGCACCAGAAAGTCCATTAATAGCAATAACTGTTTGTTGGCCTATTGAATTAGCACCAACACTACCATCTATAACAGAGCTATATGTCCCAACTCTTAATCTATGGTTTATATTACCACTCCCTGCGTAGGTAGATATTTGCGCTTGCGAATAAACTTTAATCATATAATCAGAACCATCCATTGGCAATGGAATTGCGTAAATTGAAGTTTCCACCGTTTTCCCCGTAACAATAGTTTGCGTTATTGACTTGAAAAGAACGGTTGCGACCTCTGTTTTATTTGATTTCAAATCCAAAGCTGTTTGAGTAGCATTAGATATAGGTTTGCTCGCATCGCTGGTATTATCAACATTACCTAACCCTACTTGCGATGCCGTAGTATTGTGTGGGTTTGAAGTGTTTGATAAGTGGTTTATTAAGTTACTGCCATTAGTTGAAATCCATGTAACAGCGGAATCATAAGCACTTTTCAGCACATTTGTAAAATCATTTTCGCTTAGTCCTTTACCCGTTACCTTGTCTACTTTATTTGCAAGTCCGCTAACTGCTCCATCATAAGCAGTTTTTAAAACATCAGTTAGCCAAAAACGATTTGATGATTCGTTAATATCATTAGCTCCTAAAACAACTGTTCCAGTCTTCCCATTTACACTATTAACCGCACCACCTATGCTACTTTGATACAGATTTTCAACAACTGTCAATGTAACTGTTGGCGTATAGTCAGTAACATTGATAGTATTATTGCCTTCGTAAATTGTCATTTTTATATTCATAGTACGCTAGATGCTTTAACTACCGGGAATATACCCTCTACAAAATTTTTCTTTCCGTATGTTGTAAAATCAATAGCAATATCAAATATGTATTTGAACGGCTCTAAATCAATTTCAAAACCAGCATCTATAACAAGCAAATTTGGCGTTACTGTGGTATTTAAAGATATGCCATTGCCTAAAGTAAGTTGCTTGGCTATTCTAGCATCATCATAGCTTCTACGAATATCAATTTTTACGTCTGCAATATCACTAATTACATCTGTATCTGTTCCGTCAATATCAAAAATAATAGTAGTAGCCCAGCCACTAAACTGTGTACCGAATTTCATCGGCTTGAAGCTATATGTTGCTATTGATGTCGACATTATAATCCAGTTTTATCCCCGTCTTTTGCAAATGCAGAAACGAGTGTTACTAAAAACACACCGATTGCGCCCATAATAACCGCAAAATCGGACGATGTAATTGTTTTCGATATAAGTAGTGCAAGTGAAACAAAAAGGCTTAAAATACCAGCCAATGCCACAAGCGATGTTTTCCAATTTTTTACTATTGATTTCATTTGATTGTTTTTTTTAGCCAACGCCTAAGCGGTTCGCTTCGTTTTATAAAATAAGGGGAAACAATTTGCACTAACCACGCTCCTATTGCACTAAATACAACCCCTAAAAGTGACTTAACCGCCACAACTATAATTCCATACATAATTGCATAAATTGTCGATTGTAAAGTTACTGTGTGCATGAAATCACTAAGCGAATCGGCTAATACAAATCCACTCCCAACCGTTAGCATCAACACTGTGTCTATGTGATGGTCAAAAAAGTACTCGTACTGCTTAAAATTGTAGCCGTACAATAATGCGATTATAGGGAAACCACCAAATTTTAATACCAAATAAATCGTTTTCACAACCTCAATTCCTGTCACTTTTAAAATTTTTCCAAGTAAAAAATAGGGCAATTACCCAAAAGAGTATCTCCCATAAATCAATATCTGCTCCCGTTCCTAGTATTTCTTTAATTACTGTGTAAATCGAAAACTCAAAGAATACAAACTCAAAAACTGTGTCTATTTTCTGAAACGACCACACCATAATGCCTATTGAAAATGGAATAAAGAACGATTGCGCCTCTAGTGTTTCTAGTCTTGTCGGTTCGCATCCATCGCTAGGAATTAATAGCCTAAAAGCCGTATTAAATAGGTAAGCTGATGTTATAGTCAACTTACCTATTAACGGACAAAACCTATTGATGAGGTCTTGGTTTCTTTTTTGGATGTGTGCCAATAGCATTTGTCAGTCAAGCGTTAACATCGCCCTTTACGTACATATACAGGTCACCTTCTTTTGAAAGTACAACAGCTGTGTTATCAACGATATACTCGCAATCTCCCTCCGCTTCACCAGTTTTTACCATTATTGGGTTTACCTGAGCGAGGTCATTCTTTACGTCTGCAAAGTCAAATGTTGTAGAAAATGGAATATTTGTTTCACCAAATACTGTACCCTGTACATTTTTTTCTACCAATAACAAAGCACCTTGCGCTGTAATGATTGTTTTTACTACCTGTCCTGAAGTTCTGAATACTTTAAGCATTTTTTATTGTTTTATTGTTATGAAATCACTGTTAGATAATAGTTCCCAAGAGTAAATGGATTAGATAGCAATGAGCCTAAGTCAGTCCAAAATGTATTGTCTAAATCTGTATATACTGCAACGCCTCCTGTTCCTATCGGTAGAGTTACCGTATCATTTAAGCTATGAGATAAATTAGTTAGGGCATATGTGTTTGCATCAATTGCATCAACATTGATTATTTCTGATACTCCAATTTGTGTAACATAAGCCGTATAGTCTATATCCAACCCATTGACAGAATTAACTTTCATTCCATTGTTTTCGATAGCTCCTAATATATTTCCAGATGCATCTACTTTGATTAAATTTCCCATGAGAATATATAGATTATTTATGCCATCAGTCATATTGTATTGACAAGATAATGCATAAACCCCTGCTCCATGACTTAGATTTGGGCTTGTAAAGTCTGCTGTTTTGTTCCCACTTTCGTTGTGGGTTACAATTCCACCTTCATAGAAGTTAATTACATAGTCATAACTCGTTACGCTCCATCCAGTTGGGATATTGTTTACTGAAATTTTAAAACCTATATCCCAATCGTCACCTCCGTTGTTGGTGAAGTCGATTGTGGAAGTTCCGGATGTGTATGATTGGATATAATAAATAGGTTGTAATCCTATATTGTCTAAATATTCAATAGATGTAGCAAGTGAACCACCATATAAAAAAAAGTAAGGTAGTTTATTTTGGTCACCTGTTAATGTAATCGTAACTGCAGTATCATCTTGCATTTCAGTTCCAGTTCCACCAACTAAAGCAGAACCCTCTAAACCTTTATCAAGTCCATATACTTCAATCTTACCGTTGCTGTTTTCAAAGAAAATAACAAGTTCTTGTGCATCAAATAAATCTACAACTTTATCTCTATCACTTGGAGAATCGGTGTAAATTTTAAGTACTGCATTTTGCTTTACAAAACTTACATTTTCGCCTACTACACCTTCATAGTTTCCGCTATGGGTATTTTTCTTACCAATAATTTGCGCTAATTCGTACCGGTAATTAGATGTACCATTTTCTTTGGTTACTAAACTATTAACGTACCCATTAGAATCAAATGTATAGCTTTCTATTTGGTTTAATTGAGTAACCCAAACACGCTTATCTACACCACCAATCTGATTTAGTGATGAGCAAGTTGCGCCAATGCTTCTTAATATGTCAATACAATCGTTCATGCCCATTATGGTATCTATCGTTATGAAGTCTATTTGTGTTTCCAGCACCAATCACAGTAAATGAAAGGCGTGGTTTTGTCTGTTTGCATCCTTTACTCGGATAAACTACACCGTCAAACGTATATTTAGCATCTTGTAAATACTTCAATAGCTTAACTTGGTAAGTGTTTTTAGTGCCTTCAATAGAGTTTACTATTTCAGCACGTCTTTTATCTGTAATAGGCTTAAATCCTTCTTGTGTGTATTCTTCAAAAGCCCATTGTGTAGCGTTTAACCCCATGTAAGGCAAATACCTTTGCATCGTACATCCGGATAAAAATGGCTTAATTACCATATTGAACAACTCATTTAACTCCGGCTTAATTAAAGACGGAGAAAGTATCATTTCGTCAATGTCTTCAATTAAAGTATCGTCTAATATAGCCGTCAAATCCAATGTTTCAGACGCTAAAATATACGGGTTTAGTTGCTCTGCACTTGTATTTGGCGAAACAACCGGAAACCATTTGCGAATATCCGTTACATCAATCCATATAGACAAATCATTTATCATGGCTGTGGTGGTGTTTGTTCTATTGGTTTATTTGGAATACCCAATGCTTCAAGAAGTGTATTTTCTGGAATCAAATCAATTACTTTAGTTGCCAACAACGGAGAAAGCGAGTTAAGCGTTTTAAGTATCTTATCTCCAGCAGTCGGGATATTGATTTCAACGCCAAATTCAGATATAGTCCAATCAATACTGTTGCCATATAGTTCTTTAAAAGCATCCGTTATCATTCGCTGAATTGGATTAACCGCATCACGAAGAATTGTTTTAGCTTGCTCGATAGCATCTTGATTACCAAGCACTGCAGCTTCGCTATACCCTAGTAAAACGGGGTGAACGTCCCAAAGCCTACATACAGCACGTTCTATTACATCACGTTTACTATTCGATGCTTCAAGAATTGGTTTTGGATCATTCCCAGTAAATACCGGAACTTGCTCTTTTGTTTCTACAAAGTTTGTCATTACTGCAAACCTCGATGTTAATCCATCGTTATTTTTCTTCAAACCTGTAAACTGCACCATTGATTCCTCAATTCTATCACGGTCACTTTGGTTAGTTTCGTCTTTATCTTCTGATACACCTATAAAAGTCATAGTGCCTCCAAATACAAACCCGTTCAAAACAGATTCATAATCCATCTTGGATATTTCGCTAGATGTTTTTAAATCTTCAAATGAAGCTAAAAAGTCCGGTATAGGGTAGATAGCTGAATCAAATTCATTGCCATCGTACACATAGTAAATCTCTCCACGGCTATCAAATTGCGTTTTATTGATTTCCATATCGCTAAAACTAGCGATAGTACCTTTGAAAGACTGTAATTTAACCCATGCGTTTTTATCGTATTTTTCAGAACCGATTGTATCATTGTAATAAAAGCAATCATCACTACGTCTAACCTTATGAAAAGGCATAACTTTTATTCGCCCTACCGTTCCGTTTCCAAGTCTAGAAACATGAATCGCAACACCGCTAAAATAACCGAATGATAAAGCGATTTTACTAAGTATCTTATCGGCTGTTTCTTTTTCGTTTACCTTAAATGTAGATGCTTGTGGTGTAATAAATCCATCGGCTTGTATGTAGTCAGCATATTTTTTCAATGCTTTTTTTGCCGTTCCACTATTGTTGATAGCTTGGATTATATCTAATGGAAGATTGTCGTTGTACCCGTATTTGTAATAACCGGTGTTTTTATCGATAAATGTAGTCGGCAAAATGTTCCGAAAGAACACTTTTGAATGTGATTTGCCTAACTTTTTTGTCATTGTATATTCTTATAATCTACTTCGATTTCCTTAATAGTGCTGAATCCTTTCGGGTGAACTACTAATTTCTTAGCAGGTTTAAGACAAAGGTATGTTTTTTGGTAGTCAATTAGTATTGCATCGGCTATTTTGTTAGCCCTACTAAACATATTGATGAGCGCATCGTATGCTCTTTCATGTACTACATAGGCAAAAGCCCCCCATGTCATATTTTGTTGTGTGAAATGCTCGTCAAAGTAAGATGGTCTACGCCCGAACGAACCACCTAAATAAAGTATATGCCAATCATCCGGCATAACAGAAAGGTAATACTTAAAATCCTTTTCAAAAGAATCGGTAAACAAAACATCGTCTTCAAAAATAGCAATGCAAGGGAGTTTATTTTCACTTGCATACATTAAAGCCTTTAAATGTGATTGAATACAAGCGTACTCGTTATTGGTTACGCCTTTTATTGGTGACGTTACAGATTTACCGTCTACTGCAACTATTCTTTCGATTTTGCCGGTCTCCCTTTCTTTTTCGGTGGCGTTACTTCCAAAGCAACTTCCCGTTTGTTTGGTTGCGCTGTCAATAAATCTTTTTCTACGGTCGGCACTTCGTTCAAGGTTGATAAAGACTCCGGCAATGGGCGTGTTGACTGGCTTATACTTTTTTTTTCACCGCTAGTAAGCACGAAACAATGTTCTAGTGCATTTTTGTGAGCAAGTGCAACTAACTCATCGGTAATATTATCGTTGGTAATCGTTACCAAGTTGCGTGTTTCTGTTCTAAATGTGACTTTCGTTAAGTCTTTTCTAAGTTTGTACTTTGAAATTTTTAAACTCATATAGTTATTTAAATGTTTACTAATATTCTTTTCACTCCAAAGATAGTATCTTCTTTGATAATGTCATAGCGTAGCGAATTTAAACCGCTTTTTTGCCATGTTAAATCAGTTGACGTACAAAGTCTTTTATTTACTTCATATTGCCTTGTCAATGGCTGTTTTTTATGCCTTTGTGAATAGTATTTGAATGGCATAAACTGAACGTCTAACCCTGCTAATTTAGTACGGTTATATAAATCGTCATCTTCGCCACCCCATCCCCAAAACTCATTACTAGATCCATTGCATTTTAAATATGCTTGCTCTGTAAACATTGACACGCCCCCAAAACAAGTGGCATAAATCTGTTTATAGTTAAACTGCTCACATAACCCAGATAAATGAATGGCATCTTTAAATTCAGTTCGGTATATTGATAAATCATGCGCTATTAAATCAACATCATGAAAACAAACTATTTTATCGGCAGATTCATTGAATCCAATATTAAGCAATTTAGCACGGTTAAATAGCTTGTTGCCGTACTGCTCAACAACTACAATGTCGAAGTTCTTATAAACTTGCACGAACTTTTTTAAATGTTCTGCTCGGTCACGGTATGGAATAATTATTTTCATTACTTATTCAATAAAGCCCACTCAATACAATTATCAATGCGCAACGTTTGCGCTGTATCAACTCCATAGTGTCGGCTGTACCATGAATGAATACCAATAGGCTTATCGTTGATTTTAATTACAGTACTCACTCCATCGGTACTTTCAATATCGGTAAAGTTGCCATGTTTAAAATTCAAATGTAGCCAATAAAAGAATCCAGCAAACGGCTCATCTAAATTAGCGTTCTTTTCTACTTTGTTAGCGTACTCGTATTGCTTTGAATTGTTGAACTCTAAAAACTTGGTTTTGATTAAGTCAACATTGAACACATTGAAAAATGGATTGACGTTAAAAACTGATTTGTTTCGGTGCGATATTACACCTCCATCGGGAACTCCGCAATAAGCGTAGCCGTCAATTTTCATTTGCTCAATTATCGCATCAACTAAACTTTCGTTTGTCAAAAAGAAATCTTCGTCACAATTAACGATAAACCCGTTGTAAGTATTGCCCTCGAATAAATGTAGTAAATATTCCAAAGCCCCGTTGAACCCTGCAAATTTTTTGCATTGAATAAATGTGTTTTCTTTACTCCAAAATGATTTAGCTATTTTGTATAGCTTATCGTTTGCCGAGCGTGTGACTATTGTTTTTTTCATAGCTGTGTTTTTAAATATTCAATCCTATTTTTTATCCATTCGCACGTTTCGTATTGCTCTAATTTTTTACACTCGATTAACCGTAATTTGAGTTGATAAATAGCGTGTTCAACTTTTTGCTTTCTTACTGTTTCATTTTCAACTAATGCATTTAAATTCCCCCTGTAATAACGTTTCAGCATCTCGTAACCCTCGCGTAAACACATCGAACAATGCTCTTTTAGTTTTTCATTGTACACCTTTTCATAGTAGTATCTTATGTGATTCGGCTCAACTTTAAAGAAGCCTACCGATACTATTTTTTCATTAATTTCTTTGAGCAGTTCTACTGAAACCATAGCTTATTTTGAAGAAAATATAAAGTTACTTACTTTCCCAAAACTAACATTTAAGCCAGTTGACATTTCTGAACCAGTAAACTCAAAATCTATTTTATAGCACTTTCGCAATATTAAAATTTGCCTATTTATGTATTTATTGATATTGAAACCTTTTTTAGTGATGTACTTTTTTAGGTCTTCATCCGTTGCTGTAATCGATACTTCTATTTGCATGGCTTTGTATTTTATATTACAAATATAAAAAAGCCCTCGAAAATTCGAAGGCTTTTTTAAAACAAATGAAGAAATAACTGTTAAATCGTTTCTGAAATGTTATCCAAATAATCTACTGAAGTTGCCAAAGAACCTCCAACAAGGAAAAAATCCGGCATTTTTGTTTGATCGCCACTTAATGTCAAAGTGATTCCTGTATCATCTTGCATTGCTACTCCAGTTCCACCTGCTAATGCAGACGCTTCAAGTCCTTTGTCAAGTCCGTAAATCTCAATTTTGCCGTTTTCATTCTCGAAAAATACTACTAATTCATCTGCTTTGAATAATGCAGTCACTGCATCACGTTGAGCTGGTGTATCGGTGTAGATTTTTACAATCGCATTGTGTTTTATAAGGTTTACATTGTTTCCAACTACACCCTCCAATGTGCCACTATGCGAATGTTTCTTTCCGGTAACAGTAATTAATTTATAGCTATCTGAACTGTTATCAGTAGCCATTGTAATTGAGTTGACGTACCCATCCGCGTCTGTTGTTGTGGATGCGATTTGCCCTAGCTGTGTAATCCACAAGCGTTTATTCACACCTCCAACTTGATTAACCGATGCGCACGTTGCCCCAATACTTCTGAGTGTGTCGATGCAATCTGTTGCTGTTGCCATTTTTTAAAATTATTTTATTGGGTTAAAGATTAGGGAGCGTGTTACTACCCCCTTTTCTCAATTTGTTTAGAATCCTGCGATAACGTTCAATTCTCCGTAACCGTATTGGTAGTCAATCATTGCCGATGCCGGTGAGTAAACTAAATCGTCCTTTCTTTCATACCACGGCTCAATCATTTCAAATCCGCTACCGTCAATCATGATTTTGTGATTGCTTGGTACTGTTAAGATAACACGGTTTGGATTCAATGTTGATGCTGGAGAACCTGTTGTATCAAATAGTGCAATTCCACGGTCGACATAATTTGCATTGATTAATGGGATTCCTTGATAGGTGATTCCAGTAACACCGTTTTTAATCGCATCCGCATTGTTCAACAAGAACGCTGAACCGTTGCCAACTTGCAAGAATCTAGTCCATGCTTCGTAAACAGATTGAGTTACAATGAACGCTTTTTGACCGTTATCAAAAGTTTTCATCAAGTTGCTTTGCTTCGTGTAGATGTCATACAAAGTGCCTTCGATGTTTGCAAGTGTCAAATCTGAATCAGAAATAGCACCTGCATCAACTGTACCGTCACCATTTGAAACGCCATCCAAAAGTTTAGCGAAAACTCCATCCAAACCAGCTAACCACGGGTTCGTCTGAGTAGATGAAGATAAGAACAAAGCATAAAGCAAGTTTGTATTGAATGCGTTTGATTGTTTGGTAATAATACGGTCAACAATCTCTGGTGTCAATTCACCTTTTCTCCATCCATCCGGTAAATTATCTCCAAAGATAGATTTCAAAAATACAGTGTAACACTGTTTAAATGAAAAGTCAAGTTCAACTGGATTCAACGATTTTTTAGTGATTCCAGTGCCTTCTTTGTAATCCCATCCACAAGTTGCCTTGATAGTTGGGGTGTCGGTAAATTCAGAATCGAAGTAAAGTTCTTTTCCGATTTTGCCCGAAATAATATCAAACGGCAAAGCGTTAATTTTCGGGTCATTCAATAACGGCTTCCAGAACATTTCGTATGGAATAGAACCGTTTGCTGGTAGTGATGTGATTGCGTTTGCCATCTTTTTTGTATTGTTTTTTAAGTTTGTTAATTTATTTTTTAGCGTCTTTCTCTGCTCGTTTACGTGCTGCAATTTGAGTAGGTGTTTCAGTTGATTCTGTTGGTTCTTCTTTGCCTTGCGACTGACCTCCGTTAGCTTGGAAGTTTTGACCGGTTACAAACGTTGCCTCAAACTTTTCAACTTTCTTCGCAAGGGCTAAGAACTCCTCTTTTGTTTCATTCAAAACAGTTTCTTTCTCAGCTACTAAAATTGTTTTTTCTGCAAGTTGCGCTTCCAATTCAGCGATTTTGGCGTTGGCTTGTGCAAGTTCTGTATTATCTTGTGCCGGTTGCACCTCAGATACTACTGTTACAACACCGCCAACAACGGTAATTACCATTGAATCAAGCGTGTAATCTCCGTCTTTTAATGGAATAGTCATTGCTTCGTCTTCAAATACAGGCGTATCTTTCATAACCATAGTACCCTCGAAGTAAATTTTCATACCGTCAAGTGTTTCGGTGTATGCGTTTTTGAATAAAGCCTTTGAAATCTTATTTAAAAGACCTTTGATTCCGCCAATTTCGGCTTTGATTTCCTTGTTATCCATTTCTGTTGTTTTATTGTTATTGTTAATGTATGCTACTAATCGGTATTTTGTGAACGCTTGGATATTTGTTTCAATGATTTCATCGGCAAATCCAAGTTCTATAAAGTCTTGTGGCGTTAATGTTTTTGCATCGTTCATTATAGATTGAATCTTATCTGATTCGATGCTAGTAACAGACGAATAAAAGCTATTCAATTTAGCTTCCTCTTTTACCAAACTATCAAATAACTCTCTAGCGTCTTTGCTTTCTATTGGATTTGAATTTTCATCGGGTTGCCAATGTGGGTTATGAATAAACGGCTCACTGTTTTTGTAAAGCATTCGTTTACCACCTTTATTTTGCGTTTTTGGGGCTTGGAAAATAACAGTAGCAATACTGGCTACCATTCCATTAGCAATTGTATTAACCGTGTAAGGCAATGAAGCTAAACGGTCATGTATTCCGTAACCGTCAACTGTATAACCGCCACCGCTATTTATGTAAACGTCAAGAACATCTATGTCACCCAAGTTATCAATTTGAGCGTCTAGCATTGCGGGTGTGTAATCACGCCCAATAACACCTTCGATAAATATTTTTCCTTTATTCACATTACAAAGAAAATACTATATTTGCTTTGTAATGTTGATTTGCCCCTAAATAGGGCTAACTAAATTAAAACCATGAAAAAGTATTATCCATTAATTAAAAGCTATGTTTCGTTATTCTTAGGTGGGTATGTGTTTTGTTGCCTTATTGGATTACACTATAACCCTTTGAAATGGGGCGAAGTAGCACGTTTGGTTTTCCTTGCACCAATTCTAGTTTCTATTTTCGGGAATAAAAATCAGTAACATTGGATTCAAAAAACATAGCAAAGCAACACAAGACTACTCTATCAAAGTTTTGGGAGGTCAAGATGTATAAAATACTTGACGATAATTGCATCCGAAAAAGTGACTTTATCCGTGATGCGATTAAAAAGGAAATAACCCTTTACGAAACAAAATCTATAACTCAGAAATAATTATTAACAATTAAAACATAAACAAATGAACGAATTAGCAACACTTATCAAAGAAGATGGACAGCCATTAAGAGCAATCATGGAATATATCTCTGATACCTATCAGGATATAAAACATGAAGAATTGTTTGCAGATGTAAAGTTTACTGATTATTTAAATTTTATTGAGTTTATTGAAAAGGTAGTTTGCCCTGCACTTAAGCAATCTACATCAGAATTTAAATTGGATTCTCCAGAAGAATATGAAGCATTAAATTCTAAGAAATGATTACCGTTTCAATTTTAACGCCTGACGGTAATTGTGTCGGGCGTATTAATATATCCGAAGATACTGCTAGTTTTCTATTAATAGAGCACGATTATTTTGAAGGTTGTAATTTGTACGATTTAATAAAACATAGCAAAGAAAGAATACGAGCTATAAATACTCCAAGCAAATTAAGATTTGCATATAGAAAAAAATGGCTTAATGATAGTAATGCTTTTATAGATAAACTAAATTTATTCAATAAGACCTTACTATTTAAAGCATTATAACTCAGAAATAGCCACACTATTCTCCACGCTATTCGTAAACTGACTAAACTCATTGTAGTTAAGCGTTGGCGATGGCATCTTCTTAACAGCACTTTCAAAGCCTTTCACAAGTTCTGAATTGGTGAGCATTGATGCAGATGCAGAACGTGCGTAAAATCCACCGTCCGATGTTGGAATATATCCGGTTGCAAATTTATGTTTACCAAGTTGGAAGTTTGGTTTATTCCCTACTGCTAACTCCATTTGCGCTAACATTGGGGCGAACCTTTCAGTAGCCTTTGCAGTCATTACAGATTCACCACGGCTTAACTTAGCGTCTATACTGTCACTTGTGCCATTACCAGCACCGTCCAAACCAATAACTCCCTTTGCAAACTTTGGTGGTGGTGGCGGTTTTTGTGATGATATTAGTGCTATTTGGGTTGCTGTTGTAACTGCTATTGCTGCTGCTGCTATTGCACCTGCAATCGGGCCTAGTTGAAAAGAGTTTATTACACCTAATGCCCCCGCTATTACAGCCTGTACAATAGACATGGCTTTTTGCACTTCAAATTGTTTTTCCTCAGCTTCGTATTTTTCAAGTGCGTATTTCTTTTCAATCGCACGTATTTTTTCTTCTTTCTTTTCTTTAGATAACGTTGTTTGATTTACAGCATCTATCTCAGCATTTTTATTGTTTTCAATGCCTTGATACCTCAACTCAAAAGAAGAAGATATGGCTTTATTAACAGCATCTAGTGCAACCTGGTAATCTCCTAAGTCTTTTTTTACACTTGCAAGTTCTTTTGAGTCTACACCAATCAAAGAACCAAATGTTTCTTTTGAGTCTTTTGCGCTTCCACCTTCTCTTAATCTCTTTAATGCGTTCTCAATCTTAGTTATCGCATCTATATTGGCTTGTGTATCTTCCTTTAGAAACTCTTTTGTTATGGCTAACTGCTGTTCAAAATACTTTATTTGTATTTCTCTTTTCCTCCTAGCCTTTTCCTCCTCAGTACCAACAGATAAATCAACGGCTTCAAGTTCTAAATCTAAACTACGCTTGTTTTGCTCAATCTTATCGTTAAACTTTTTAGCCTCAATAGCCTTTTCTGCATCTGCATTTTTCTTCCGTTGCGCTTCTATTTTCTTTTGCGCTTCTTCGTCAAATTTTGCAAGTGCCTCTACTTTTTGCCGTTCTATTTCAGTTCTTAATGCAATTTCTTTAGCTGAGTTACCCGTGATAGATTCCCACTTCTTTTCAAAAGAACGCTCTAGTTTTTCCCGATCTGATATGAAAAATTCATCTGTTAATGTTTCGATGTTTTTATTGTAAGCGTCTTGCTCTTTTTTAAGTTCGTCAAGGTGTTTTTTTCGGTCTTCTAATCGTTTTTCTTCTTGCGCCTTAGCCTTTTCATTTGCCTTTTCTTGCTCAGCGGATATTGATTCTAGCAAAGCGTTACGTCTATTTTGTAACTTTTCTTGCAATACCAAACTTTGCCCTTCAAGTTCTACCCGTTTTTTTAGCCCCTCTTGAATTGCTTTTAGTTCCGTTTCGCTAAATTTACTAGAACGCTCTAGCCGTGTACGCAATGCCAATGCCTCTGCATTTGTTCCTTTAGTAAGTAAGTCAAGTTCTTCCCCATTAATCTTATTTTTTTGCGAAAAAATCTCTATTTGCTTTTTTAATAGTACTTCGTTTCTAGCAACTGATTCTTTATATGCTTTTTCTTCTACTTTGTTTGCTTCATCAATTAAAGCGATTCGTTCCTTTTCAGTTTTTCCCCTATCTTTTGATGCAACTACTAGCCTATCTATATTTACTTTTGATTTTTCTAGCGATATGGCAAATGCATTTTCTGTATCTTCCAAGTCCCTCATAACCTCTAAAAGTTCTTGCCCTTGCTTAACGGCTTCGCTTATTGAACCTCCGCTAATTAATGCGCCAAAAGCGTCTTTTAAAGCCCGCACACCATTTTCAACTGCATCTGCAATCGGCTTAAACTCTTGAAATACGTTGATTAACTGTTGAACAGCCATTATAATTATAGGCAATCCGGTTGTTGCAAGTGCTGCGCTGAACCCCTTAACTCCGCCACCTGCTGCTTGGAAACCAGTTTTAGCAGCATCTAGCCCTTTTGTAACTGCGGTTGCAGATATGCCAAAAGCATTTAGGTCACCTAATGCTGATTTGAAACCTTCGGCATAGTTTCCTACATTTCGCCTAGTGTCACCAACTGCCCCTTCTTGCTTCTTTAATTCGTCACTCAAAGCCTTTAAAGTAGGGATTGTCTTTGCCCGTTGCTCGGCACTCATTCGCACATATTCACCATACAACGAATTGTATAGCTTTCGGTTTGTTTCGATTGAGTTGCTTTCGATTTTGCGAATATCGATTTCTTGCGCTTGTGCTTTTGCAACTTCTTTTATAGCAGCGGACTGATTTACTAGCACCGTTTCTAGTGAACGATACTCTTTTTGCTGCGACTTTAACGCAGCAGTAACCGCAATACCTTCTTCGGTATTTTCTTTATTCTCATCTCTTAGCTTCTTTAACGTGTCTTTTGTGGCATTAATGCTTTCGCTCAATGTCTTCAACTGCTCTGCAATCGGTTGTACGTTTATCTCAAATATATCTACTACTGTTGCCATTAAAGAAGTTTTATAAGTTCAACAACACTTGACTTTCTCGAAGTGTATTCAAATTTTATTTTGTTCACATAAAAATGTGCATCAAATTCACGAATGTAGACTGGCTTTAACGGCTCGAAGTTGGCTATGTCTAATGTAGTTAATCGCATCTCGCACTCGATAATCTTAGCGTAATCGATAACACCGGTAATGAATAAAAAGAACTGATTGAATAAATCGACATCAAAACCGTTTGAATATTCTTGTGTGGTGTCGATGAAGAAACCTATGGGAACGTCTGTATATAACGTCACCTTATCAATAGCATCTGTTTTGTTTGGACGGTATCTAAATTCAAAGTCCTCAAAGCGAAGCAATAAATTTCTAGGCGAAGATTGTTGCCTAAACAAATAGTCTTTAAATACTTTTATTTGTGAAACATTATGATTCGCTCTATAAACGCTTTCACTAGCTGAGTATTGAAGCTGTATAATTACCTTTTCGTATTCAAGTGTTTTATCGTCAATAGTAAATGTTTTATCCGTTCCAACTGGTTTAATAACATCGTTATCGTCTTTGTACTTTAGGTGATTTCTTTGCGCATAGTCTAACTTAAACTCAGTCTTTGGTTTATTTGTAAAGTCAAGTTTACCGCTCCAATCTGTTGCAAGTCCTATATTATCCTTTAACTTTTTGTACGGTACAATGGTGAACACTTTGTTTCGCTCGTCTATTGTGCAAATGGAGTTTGTTCGTAGCATATACTGCTTAATAAACTCCGCTTGTGTAAAGTCTGGCAAATTACTCGCAACCGTAACATATTCGCAATATGGATTATCGATTGTTTGCTCATAAAGTAGAGGCATTACATTAGTTACTTCTACATCGTAAATTTCAAAAGAACAGGAACTAAATTCAACTTCATAATTATTAGGTACAGCCGTCCAAAATGTAGCTGGAGTTATTGCAATTAAGTTATAATAGAAATATGCCTTTTCGACTGTCAATTCAAAGTCAAATGGATAGTCATGATATAAAATATCAGTCAAAACAGTATCGGCTATAAATACATCAACAAGTCCAGTTGAAGATGCTGAATCAGTACGCTGTAATATTATTTTTAATTCAGCAATGCCGAATATCGTATCTAATGCCAAAACCCTAGCACGAATATTGCCCCTTACTTTTACCTTTACTTCGTCTTGAAATGTAATTCTTTGGAATGGGTCATTAAGATAATACACCTCACGTTGTGAAACATTAAGCCATTGAAGCCCTGTAAACTCAATTCCGGTACAAATAAAATCGCCAAAATACTTTTCATTATTATTATCACGTTGCAGTGTTACAGCACCGAAAGGAATAACGGGTGTATAGTCTGCAAACATTATGGACTTTTCAGTTTCATTGTTTAGCGTGTACCCAGCCTCTGTAATGCACTTTTCAATTATGTAATGTTCATATACTACTGGCAATAAACAACCCATCCAGTATGAGCTATCTGATTCATCTACGCTATAATTTGGAGAATCTTCGTTATAGTCAATCAAAGCATATTTTAGTGGGTAGTCTTTATCCTTGCTTACTGCGATATGGTCTACTTTCCAATGGTGATTCAAATGACGTAAATTCAAATCCGCTAACTTCTTATCCTTTAACCAGTCAAATAAAACGCTGTTGCCACCGTACATTCTAATGTTATAATTATCGTCAACGCTTTCTAAAATGCAAAACTGCATATTCATGTCAACTCCATTAACGTATATTCTGCATGGTAAGTTACGGTAAGGTATTTTAGATGTCGAAGTAGGTATCTCACTACTTTCAAAAATAGCTTTATTGTTGGACGTCTTTGGTAGTTTGAACTGAATCGACCTAGCCCCGACACGTTTAGAAATGTCACCAATAGGCGCAATAGCATACTCCCCTACAATAGTTTCCGTTTGTAGAACATCTGCATCACGCCCATTGATTACTAGCCTTATCATTGACTTTGGATATTAATTTCTTTTGCTATTCTGAATCTTACCGACCTTTCAATAATCTTTTCTTTGGTATCGCTTAAAATCATTCCCTCCCGATCTAAAATAATCGGTGTGAATCGGCTACTCCATTCATAGTAATCCGGTAAGTTTTCGTTATAATACCATGCTTGTATTGAGTTGCGGAGGCTTTTCAGTTTCTCCAAGTGACTTAATGGAACTTTGCCCGTGTTGACAATAACCGTATCGTAAATGTTTTTTAGTTGTGAATTTTTAAGGGTTAAATCTTGCGTTTTAAACGTATCGCTGTCACCCTCGTTTAACTCTAAAACCTTTCTTATGCCACCAAAAATATAGTTTTCATAGCCACCTAAAGTATTAACCCAAACAATATTTGTAGAATCGCAACACTTGTTCGTAAACGAATAGTCTGTACACGTTGCCGTTTTAGTGATGACAATTAAATACTCGTTGCCATCCGTTCCGCTAAATGAAATCGGAAATGTTCCGGTAGGTACTACCGAAGGTACAAAAAACCAATTACTATAATTCCCAAAGCCATCGTTATATGAAGTAAACCAATCCGGTGTAGCTGAGTAGGTATTAGGTGCAGTCCATAATCCATTAACCGATAATACAGTAAAGTTCTTTACATTATCATCGAAGTATTGAAATACTGCGCTATCACTATCGCACACATTATAGACCTTATAAACTATTCTCACACTCGAATGAATTTAGCTGTTATTGTTAAAGTTCCTTGCGTTACATCGCCACCGGTAACGCTGCCAACTATTAACCGTTGCATTGTAGTTTTCGCTAGGTTGCCAGTTGGTGTATCTACCTTTGTATTTTCTTCGTCAATCTCGTCTAAGTCTTTACTGAAAATATTATTTACAGCATCGGTAGCAACACCAAATGCTATAACCTCAGCGCCTAAACCCATACCCGATGCGCTCCAAATAGTTTGGTAGCATACAAAAGAACTAGGCACGAACATTTGAGGCAAAGTTATTGCACCTTCCGCACCTGTTCCCGTTTCTCCATCGAATGTAACCGAGAAAGTATAATATAATTCGTCTGTCCTTGTTGCCGTCTTAGCTGTCAATATAGTAGACCAACCGCCTAAATAGATTTGCAACTCCCCTAAGTCGCTATTATAAACAAGCTGTTTTAGTTGTGGAGAAACGATTGCATCTATTTCAGCCTGTGTTAATGTTTGCACCTCGTCTTTGTACGAATCTACAACATCACGAAGCGTATTGCGTAGCGTCTCCGCATTGTATGCTGAACCATTAGCAAAGTCTGTATTAAAACCTTCTTTTAAAATTCCTTTTGATTTAATTGCCATATTTTTAGTTTGTTGTTCTAAATGTTACTATCTGCTCATCCTGTATAAACGATTTCCATGTTGTACCACATCCAAATTCAATAGGTAGTGAATTTAACGGCTTATCCACGCCAACATATTCACGGTTTAACGTATCGGTATCAATGCCACTGTTTAACGCAAAATAAATCGCATCAAATGCAGTTGGTGTGCAAATACGATATGGCATAAAAAGTGAATAGTCTACACTCATCCCGGTTGTACCCTCAGTAGGTGGGCTTAACTCATTCATTGCGCTTTGAACGTAACCACTGCAGTTAAATTCAATTAACCCGTCCCCGTTTCCTTCCGGTTGGATTTCTGAAACTTTGGTATATGGAAATGGATTTGGCGAACTTATTTCACTGTCTTGATAACCGGCATAAATATTCCATACGGGGGGTGTAGCTAGTTTAATATCAAATACAGTTCCACCCGTTGATGTAGTATAAAGCGTTTCGGTCTGGAATAAAACGCTTGTCTTTACAAGCCCACTATAACCGTACCCTAGTATCTTTTTAACTACATGGTAGCCTTTATACGTTCCAGTTGTAATAAATACTAAACCGCCAACTGTAACTGGCACATCTAAATCCATAAATAAACCACTCCACACCGACAAATAGCCCTCACTCGCATGATTATACAACACACATTCTTCCATAGGCATATCGTACACAAATCGAATAGGCTGGTGTACGGAACTCCATTTAGGTGGTACTGATACTGGTATGTATGTTTTACGGATCACGCTGCGATATTTAGAATTTCACTACTTATTTCACTTGCTATCAAATTGGCAAAGTCAGCTTCAATCGATTGTTGCAATGCTTCATTAAATATCCCATTTACTAAATCGCTACCCCCTGCTTTCCATATCGTTGTACCTTCCTGCTCTATCTTTTTTGCAATAGCCCAAGCCAAAGAATCTTTACTTCCTTTATCCGGTACAATGCCTTTATCATCTATCCATTGACGAATGACTTTTACCGGAGGTCTGCCTCCGGGCTTTCTACCATTTTGCAGATAGTAGATGTAGTCATTGCCTTGAATCTTCAATCGATAACCATCTATGGTATATTTAATTGAATCAGCTAACTGTCCACTTGCATTAACAGGGGAAGAAAACGAACCGCTTGCGCCTTGTCTTTGAATAAGTTTATTCTGAATATCATTCACAAGTTGCTCGGTCAATTTAATGCCCCATTTACTCAATATGACTTGCACATCTAACACGCTGTTACTTTTAATGTCATGTTAAAACGAACAAACATTCCACTTGTCACACCGCTAAACTGTTTAAAAAAAGGCTCAGCTTCGTAATTAGTGTAATCCAAATCCAATTCATCTAGCTTTGACCGGAATGCCCGTTGCATGGTATCGGCTAAGTTTATGATAGCATCCCTTTCAGTATCACTACTATTTGGGGAATCTTGAAATATAAAAGCCAATAATATATTTGGTGCATTATCCAAACCATAGTTTTTATTTATGGGTGCAACTTTAAATGGATAAACGTGTATTTGTGGCAAAGGTAATTTATCGATTGCTAGGTTTGCATCTGATACTCTACCATGATAAAATTCTCCGTTTGGGTTTATCTCATCCGCAATAGTCTTGAATACATTTATGAAGTCGATATACATACTCGCAAAATTGCATAATAATTATGCTTTTGATTGAGTTTAGCCCTATTTATTTAGTTGCTTATAGGCATTTTCCAAGTCACGTTGGTACATAGACTGCTCAAAGTCCATCAAAAGCACCTCGTAAACTTCCTCGGCTTGTAACTGCAGAACCTCCGACATGGTTTTATTGTACTTTTCCCCAATGGCTTTGATAGTCATTTTTGCACCAAATGCTTTAAACCTATCCACGTTGGCTAACTGTTCAACTGCACTCGGTTTATACTCGTTTAATCGTTTGTATCGCTCGAAAAAGCTATGCAACTGAGCAAAAAAAAAGCGCCCAAAGGATGAACAATATCAGTTGGCATATCAGCATAGTCGATTCCGGTGTATAGTTTTAGTATAGGTAACACCGCATCAATCGGTTTTTCATTGCCTAGTAAAATAGCCTTTGCCATTTCTATTTTACCATAGCTTTCCCTACCAACATCGGTACTATTTAGCTCCGCCATGTATGCGCTTGGTTCTTCGGTGGTGAAAGACATAGCCATAAGTATAGCCCCTAAACTTTCGCTGTTTAGCTTTTCAAGTTTAGCCTTTTCGATACCTACTAATATACTAACTTGCTCAAGTTGATTGTCTGTTTTAGTGTACGCTATGTAATTTTTATACGGTACATCGCCCCACGAAGTTGGGATTTTTACGTCTTCACCATTAAATTTAGCTGTTATCATATTAGTGAGTTCTTTTTTAGTACTGTTGAATGTTTCGGTCGTGCAAGATAATCAAATGCGTAACGTATCGCATCAATTAAGTGATTAAAAGCATCAACGGGAATACCCGCCTTTTTATCGTTCCATACATAATTAGACAACTCTTTACGAATATTGCTAGACGTTGGCGTTATAACAATCTTATAATCTTGCATTTTAGATATACCAGCACTAACTGAACCTTGACCTTTAATGCACCCTTGAATGTTTAACCCTTTTCGTTTCAAGTCGTCAATTAAACGAGGCTCAGCACTATCTGCTATAATCAAATCGTTTTTTTTGTGGATTAGGTTTAGATTGGTATTAAATATTGCATCAACCCCCATACCTTGCGTTGAATAAAGTTGTTCGTCACAATAGATAATCTTTTTCTTTTCGTCTACCGCAACCTTAACAAGTGTTGTTGGGTCAATGGTAAATCCATAATCTTGGCCGTAAGCATAAGGCAATGACGTATCAAAGTTACCTATTTCAAAGTTAGTGAATATCGCACCCTCCCTATCAGCACGTTCACCACTACCGTAAATCTTCCACCAATAGTTATTGTTTTTTCGGCTTTCAATGTCTTCAACTTGATCGGCTGTTAAAAACGGATTGTCTTTATAGGTTGTGATTAATGGAGGGTATTTTTCAATATACGGGTCTAGCCAATGTTCTAACCCTAATGCTGGGTTATAGTCGGCTATAATCTTGTAACGTGTTCTTGGGAATAGCTGGTCTATTGTTTCTTGCGGGAATTGGTGCGCTTCGTTTATCCAAAGTATATCCCGTGAACGACCATGTATTTTATCTGGTGTATCTGCCCCGTAATAATTAATTGTATTCCCATTAAGCAAATAACTATGGTCGGTCTTATTATGATATTTGTCATTATAGAGGTTGCAACTTATTAGCACGTCTTTAAAGTCTTTCCACGCAGTAGCCTTTAATGCGGTGAATGTATCACGGCAAATATCTATTTCCATACCGCTATACATTAAGCAGTAATCGATTAAGAAATAGATAGTAGCGTATGTTTTACCGGAACGAGTACCACCTTGCAAAAGTGTTATCCGTTGGTTTGGCAGTTTTTCGTGTAAGTAATCAAAGTTAGGATTGGCTTTCATTCGTTTTCATAAACGGAGGTAGCACCGGTGCAATTACTTCTACGTTTGCGTTTACCTCCGATGGAATCAATTTAGCAGCAATGGCATAAAATTCTTTTGGATACTCATTTGCAAATGCCTCTAAAGATGTTTCTTTGTTTTCTTCACGCTTTAAAAACGTACTTAAAACAATCTCTTTCACAGTTTTAAGCTGTTTAGTAGATTCATTTATTGAACCTTTAACCCTACCGCCAGTTTTTTTACCTTTCATCTATTTTCGTCTAATTTAGATTGATTCTAATTAATAACTCAATTTAACAGTTTCACACGCCTTAACATCAAATGAATCTCTTTTAAACACCGATGTATTATTGTAGTAAGCGATATAATATTTGCCGGTTGGCTTTTCAATTACCGTTTTAGATTTAGCGTTTAGCATTAAATCAATTTTGCCATCTTGACCGGAAATAGAACAACCTCCGTATTTATCAGTATAAATCTCAACAGATCCGTTTTTCGAGTTGCAGTTTGTTTCCTTCGAGCAACCTCCCATCAAAAGAAGTGCTGATAAAATTGTGATAATTGTTTTCATGTTTCGTGTTTATATTGCAAATTTAGCACTTTATTTTACAATTTTAATATTAAAAAACACCACTATTAACAGATTTGTTCATTAATCTATTCTTTGCCATATTAGATAAAATCTCTGTTTTTTTTCTGTCGTATTCTTCAAACATCGTCTTTGCTAGTTGATACAGCTTATGGCATTCTATTTTATCGACCGATGAGTGTAGGTTAATATGTACGCCTTCAAAGCAAATCTTTGTTACGTATTGGTATTGGTCGATTTTATATACACCAACAAGCCCGCTCTTATTATTCATAGTAGTAGGCACAAAATTTCTCATTGTTATAAGTTTCAAGTTATCCAATTTACAGTTTAATGGGTTTCCATCTTTAGGTACTATTAAATGGTTTCTTTGTAATTTAACATTATTAAAAAGTGAGTATACTAATCTATTTAAAAAATATTGTTTACGCTTACCATCGCTTCTTAAATTTACGGTAAAGTGATTCTTTTTTGTTGACTTTAAAACTCTTCCAGTCTTTGTGTTTTTAACATATCCGTTTTTAGATACTACATAAACATCTTCAAATTCTGGTACTTTTAGTTCGTTTTGTTCTTCAAATGTCATTGTGTTTATTTTGGTTATTACAAAAATCGAAAAATTGTTTTGAAAACTACAC